GTAGTAGAGCCACGCCCCTGCTCCGCTGATTGCGGCAACGATGAGCAGCAGGATTGCGAAGACGGTCATTATCAATTCAGTGCGCTCTTCAGCTTCTTTCTGTGCCTGCCGTTCAGCTTCCTTGCGCTGCGCAATGACTTCACGGCGTATCTTCAGCAGCTCCTGATAGGCAGAGAAACCTTTGTTGTTGACTATAAACTCACGCAGTTCAGCTTCGGCGGTCTTTGCATTCTGTGCCTGCGTCCAAGTCGCCAAAGCCTCTTCGTTTGCGGATGCAAAAACACCATTCTTTTTCTTGGCGTGAGCCTTCTTTGCGCCATCGGTGGCATCAAAAAACCCAGCGATCTCTTTCGACAGATTGTGCAGTTGCTTGCCCGCAGCCACACCTGTCTTGATCGCCGCCAATGCTGTTAGCGGGTCCATGGGGTCACCTATTGATTGACATGTTGGCAGATATGTTTAAACAGCCCGCAGCCCCTTTAGGGTTAAAACGGTTCTCACGACTTTTGGGAGGAGGTTGTGATTGAGCCGTTTTTTATTTCAGCCATTCGGAAAGTGCATAACGGGTATGTAATTGCGGCCCTACCTAAAATGCTGCAGTGCAGCTAAATTACGTTCAACGGCAACAAAACCTCCCTGTAATGTAGCCGACATCGCAGCCGGTAACTCCTCCCTGAACACTGGTTAGCGTACAAGAAAGCCTCCGACGACGCGGGGGTTTTTTTTGTTGTTAGGCATTTTGTATATTTTATGCTACACTACCAGCATAGGATGGCGGCCTCTGCTGAACCGACAATCCAGAAGATGTCCTAGTGTATCCACAAGTGGTCCAAGTATACCGCCGTCCGACCTAAGGCATCCGCGTCAGCACCATGACCAGCATTGCATTGATTGATGCGGATGCACCGATCATAATTGCTTCTAACCGTTTCACGCGGGCGAAAACTTCGCGGAACTGGATTTTTACTTCTGTCTTAATCTCAGCCACCTGTATTTGCAGATCATCAATACGCTCATGTGCGGATGCCACTGTTCGTTTGTCCATGTGCGCCTCAAGTAATATCGTCAGTTACTTCAACGGTAATGTAACCATTGTTGGGAAATGTCTCGATTGTGCCCTCAGTATTCGTGACTTCGAACTCAGCTTCATACAGCCCAGCAGTCGCCGTGTCTGACGCGCTCCAGGCATAGCTCACCTGCCCAGCATCGTAATCGTACACAGAAGCTGCTGCATCTACAGTGGTGCTGTCTGACCCCAAGGGACGCATGTGAAATCGCACAGTCGAAACTGATAACTCAATCAACGTACCATCGCCGTCTTTCAGTGTTGCCAGCATCGTTGGACTTGTGTCGTTTTGCTTTATGTAGAACGTCATTTTATCCCACTCTGTTGTAAGAGGTCACTTCAACTTGGTTGGCAGAAATCGCTTCAATCTGCACATAGCGTAGGAACGCCGCGCCAAATGGAATGTCCGGAATGCTTGGTGCTCCAGTCAAGATGTTGTCTGCCGCTAGATTTTTGGTGGTATCCATATCGACTGCAGGAACAGTCGGCACACCTGCTTCGCAATCATCAGCACCAAGGATGTGCTTTACATCGATGTCAGGCGATCCAAGCGCAGGCGCATCCGCTTCCAATGCAGGCGGGTCAAGCGTATGCGTCTGATCAAATACGGTATCTGCAACAGAAGGGATGCCAGCATTGATGTTGTCGGCAACCAGAGCAGAAATCGTAACCGCGTCAACTGTTGCAACGACAGGATTACCAGTTACCATCTTTCAGCTTACGGATTGCCTTCAGTGTGCTGTCGTTCATCATGATCGCAGCATTTGGCGATTGACGATACGCAGGATCAACAGAATGCACTAGGTCGATGATCTCATCAGCAGTCACAGCCGTTGCTGAGGCAGCAGTTACACCAGCCGCTGAGTTTGTGACAATGCCTTCGACATCAGATGAGCCTGAACCTGTGGTTAGCTTCGCGTTTGCGATGCGCCCCATCCGCTCACCAAGCAAGCGGCCAAGTAGGCTTTCCATGTTAAACACGCTGTCTGCATTCAGCTCCGCTGACCAACGTACCCACTCAGTGTTGAATCCATAGGCGTTCAGCGTTTTCTGACCAAAGGTCGCATCTTTGCCGCCGTCGTCAGTTGGCTGAGTGCCTTCTGTATGCGCTTCGGCAGTCACCGTGGTGTCATCAAGCGTTGGAATGTTTAACGGGTTACCCGCCGCCGTTTCAATGCTTGTAAACACTGGTGATGTGTACATCGGACCAAATGCTTTCATGCTTTCAACGATGAACGTCGCTAGCTCAGTCGGCACAGTGTAAGCACCCGCCGAGTTTGTTGATCCAACCTGAACGCGATATTCTTTAAGAACGTTGCGGACCTCTGGTTCAACATACGCGTCACCGCCGTTTGCAATCATTTCAGCAAACGCTGCACGGTAATCCATAGTCAGACCATTATCGACTGCAGGTGCAGTGCGACCTTCGGCTTCTGGGATTTTAGTTGTGTCTGTCGCTTCTAGCTTTTGAAACGCTTTAGCAACGCGATCTTCGCGCTCTACACGTGCAGCTAGCTTGTCGTGGTCTGCCATCATGGCATCAAACTCACGCTCAATTTCGGCAGCACGGGTTTCTTCTGTTTCGTCTGTCACTTCTGACAGTTTGGCGCGGGCTTCTGTGGCAATTGACGCCATCTGCTCGCGCAAAGTTTGGATCTCTTGCATGAGACTATCCTTTCGCTTTTGAGAGATGTGAACGAGCCTTCATGCGCAACCTTCTGGCTGCTTGGCTCTTTCGTTGCGCTTTGCGATGCCGCTCCAAGCTGCGCAGACCGATCTCGGTGCCGCTGTAAGCTGGGGTCGTAACGATAGATACGTCGTGTAACTCCGCTGCCTCTATGGTCCGACGAGGCATGTCATCCTCATCATCCCAAGATTGGCGGGTCGGCACAAACGCAAAGGACATTTTGTCCAGATCGCCCCGTTTCATTTTAGGGACAATGCTCCGAACATCGGGATCAGATGGATCAAGCAATGCACGCATGTGCAAGCCATGTTCATCCTCTGATAATTCTAAGGTGCCGCTTCGACTTCTCGCTAACGGCAAACCCTCATGGTTAATTAGGAAAACAACGTCATCGCGATCTATTGCGTCTCTGAAAGCACCGGGTGCAATCTGTTCACGCCATTGTCCACCGATAACAGTCTCATGATTGAACACAGCAGCGTAGCCAGCGACTTCCACTGTGGCGTCGTCTATAGCCCGCACTTCAAATGACGCGGACGCACGGTTTTCACGTTGGTCCATATTGATTTCCTCTAAATGTTTAGGATTTTGGTCGTTCAGACTTTTATGGAACGGCGTTGCCGCTCTATATTTGCCTTTGGGTGGGTTGTTGCCCCATAGACGGCTCACCCATCGGCACACTGATCCAGTTTTTGAATGTAGCCGTACAATTCAATACAACATACTCCCAAATTGTTGTATAAACTTGGGGTGAGGCTCCTGTTAACTTTGGCTACGAAGTAACTTCCTCACCCGCATTTTCTTGGCTTACAATCGGCACTGTCGCACCTTGGATCATCAGATCATCGCCAGCGGGTAATGGTTCCATGCCCTCTTTTTCGCGAACCTCATTCGGCGTCTTGATACCGTTCTGGATCGCAGTTGCATGGGCTTCCATGCGGGTTTTCAGATCACCACGAAGCAAGCTATCGACGTAAAAACGCACCTCATAGTCACTGTCACGACCAAACAATTTCAGGTTCATTTCCTGCTCCGATTGTTCGATCCAACGACGCAGTGTGTGTTTTACGAAATGTAAATCTTGCTGCTCAGTGTTGCTGTAAGTTCCTTTTGAAAGGTCCTGCAAGAAAACAGGTGGCAATGCATATATACGCGCGATCTGTTCGATGCAGAATTGCTGGAGTTCCAACAGTTGCATTTGCTCTGGCGAAAACCCAACCGTCCGCAGCTCATGTCCAGCAGGGAGAGCCATCACAGGACGCCCTTCCCTTGCAAGCCTTGCAGTTGTTGCAGCGATGTCTTCCGACGCTCTCTGAGCCGCTGCACCTGATTGGAATGGACCTTGTAGCACAGCAGGAGGAATGCCACCTGATTGGAATGCTTTTGATCCGTAACGCGCTGCCGCAATTGCCAAACCAATGATGTCTTTATTGGTCATCACAGGACCACGAATATCGATCTGATTGTGCTTGAGCATAAAGGTTAAGTCGATGACCTCAGATGCCTGATACACGCGGCTCTTGCTGCGGTAGGTTTTCGTCGGAAACTCTGCTGTCACCTGTTCCTGCACGTGCAAGTCTGCGGGGTCTAGCGGCACCAGATCAGTAACATCACCACGACCATTACGCAGTATAAGAGTAACTGATCGTCCACCTGTCAGCACCTGTTCATACGAATACTTACGCCACTGAAAAGACGATGT